GAACAGTTGGTTCAGGTGTTGTTTCAGAAGTTATTGAATAATATATATAGTAATAGCAAGGGTTTGCAAAATATACCCTTGCTATATTTTTATTATTTATCTACTTTTTATCTACTCAGTTTAGAATAGAGTCAATTTTATTTATAATATTTGCTTTTGTTTTTGGCAATGCTTCTAAATAGATTTCTGTTGTTTTTATGGAACTATGTCCTAATAATTCTTTTACTGTGATAAGGTCAGCTCCATTTGCTAATAACATTGTAGCAAATGTATGTCTTAAATCATGAAATGTTTTATTCTCAATTTTTGCTTCTTTTAATTTTTTATTATATACTTTTTGAAAATATTTAATGTCAAAATGACCATTGTTAGGAGCAAACACATATGAAGGACTTTTATTTTCAATTGATTTCAATAAAGCGAAAATATTGTCAGACATAGGTATAGTTCTAATTGAATTTTTGGTTTTCGGTGTTTGTAGCTCTATATGATAAGTTTTTGAATTTTCAGTAATGTCAGTTGCCATATATGTTAAATTATGAATAATGTTAATTTGTCTATTCTTGAAATCAATATCAGACCATTGTAACCCAAAAATTTCTCCTCTTCTCATTCCCGTTCCTAATGCAAATAAAACAATATTTTCAAATTTATTACCTTTAAAAACTTCTTTCAATCTTTTTATTTCATCTTCACTGTAATATTGAAATTTTGACTTGTTTTCTAATATTTCCAATGTTGTTTTCTTGTCTCGTGGCAAAGAAACATTATTACAAGGATTTTTTAATATATAACCTTCTTTTTCTGCGTAATTAAAAAACTGATTGAGTAATTTGTGGATTTTTTTTACATTAGTAGGAGTTGTTTCCAAATTATTATAATATTCTTGTATTTTTAATGATTTAATATTGTTTATAGGAACATTTGCAATTATATTAGGCTTAATATATCTTTTATATATACCGTCATAACTGTCTAATGTGGAAGATTTTATGTTGTTTTTTTTCGTTCCATATAACCATAAAGGTAATAAAATATTTATTGTATATATTCTATCACTGTCAATTATTCCTAACTTTAAATCATTAATGTATTTATTTGCTTTTTCTTCAGCTTCACTTTTAGATGAACCATAAAATGTTTTTTTTATAGGTGTTCCATCAGCTTTGCGACCAATTGTTTTTGTTACTTTATAATAGTCATATCCATTAACTTTAAAATTCGTTTTTCTTGCCATAATATCCTCCTGAATAAAAAAGCATTAATAAACTAATGCTTCTTTTGTAAAATCTCCATATTTATCTATATAAAATTTAATAGCGTTTTGCATATAATTGACAGTAACCTCAAAATACTCGGCTAAACCATATAAATCATTAATGCCGATTCTTAATAGCGAATTTTAGTCTCTCGTAAGAAATGAGTGTATTGTAGGACCACTTCTTTGCTTTGTATTCCTGCTTACTTATGAATTGTAAATCAGAATCAAACTTATAGGTGGCGTTATAATAGTAATGACCGTAATTCTTCTGCTAAGACAAGCTTTTTATCAATACAAGAAGACGACTTAGAAGAATCATATATAATAACATTTAACTTATTGTAATTAATATAAGCTCCAGAAGAATTTTCTAGATAAGTATCTATTAAATTAATATTTTCTCTATTTATTAAATCTTCAATGTTATCTAAATTCATTTATTTATCCTCTTTATTTTCTTTATCTTGTTCTTGCTTTGCTAATAAAGCTTCTAATGTATTTTTGATAATCATTTTGTTAGTATCATTCAATGCTTTTACACCACTCGCAAATGCAACATCTGCATCATCTATATTTAGTTTTTCTGGCTTTCTTATATCGGTCTTACCCATAAGATAGTCTAATGAACAGTTGAAAATCTCAGACATTTTTAATTTTATATCATCACTAGGTGTTCTTTCTCCACTTTCGTATTGAGATATAGAAGCACTAGATGATAGATTTAATTTCTTAGCCAATTCAGTTTGATTAATTCCTAACCTGTTTCTTTCAAACTCTATTCTTTTCCCTAAAATATTTCTCATAAAATCATATCCTTTTTTTATTTTTACAAAATGTGAAACCTATTGATATTATAACACTTTTTTCACTTATTGTAAAATATTCTCACAAAATGTTAAAAAACTATTGACAATATTCACAAATTGTAATAATATAATCATAGATTTCACAAATAGTAAAAATGAGGGGGCGAAAAAATGACAGAAATAGAGGTTAGAAGAAAAGAAAAAGGATTTACACAACAGTATATGGCAGAAAAGATTGATGTTTCTATCGGTTGCTATAATATGTATGAAAATAACCAAAGAAAAGTACCAGTGGAAAAGGCTGAAAAGATAGTAGAAATATTGAATTGTAAAATGGATGATATTTTTGTACCTTCTAGTTTCACAGTTAGTGAAAGAACGGCAAAAGAAGTTTAACGAAATAAATATAAAATAGTTTTACAAAGTTAGATAAAGGAGGATTAATATGCAAAATATGCAAGAAGTACCATTTTATTATTTATCTGCAAGAGCATATGCTAAACAAACAGGAATCGGAGAGGCAGAAGTAAAAAAGCAACTAATAAAGGGAGAACTTGAGGGATTTACTACTGATAATCAATACAAAGTTAAAGTGTACAGAGATGGTAATGTTTCATATAAACAATATGAGACAGTACTAAAAAGAGCAATAGAAGCAGAAGCAAAATTAGAACAAGCAAAATCAATATTAGTTTAGAAGGGAGTCGAAACAAATGATAAGTTATTTAGTAGATTTATTTTTATGCAGTATGGTAGTAGTAGCAGAGCTAGTAGGAACAATTATATTTGCAATAGCAGTAGAAGTTATAGTTTATAAGATTTTCAAAATTAATCTATATCAAGAAATCTGGAAAGGCTTAAACAAGTTAGATAGAAAGCTAAATAGAATATTGGGATAGAAAGGAGGAAAAAAAGTGGAAGAAATTCAAAAAAATAGTGGTAATGTAAAAGTATACATTAACCACAAATATTGTTTAATAACCAGTAAAAATATGATTATTAAATCTCAAACTGATAAGAACCGTCAGGCATTTGTTTTAATTTCTTGTTAGAACGAATAAAGCTAATAATTGGATTAATGTCAACCTCATAGATTAATCCGTTAGCGTATTCGAAACGTGCCTTAAGAACATCGTCAGATTGTTTGTAAATTTCCTTGTTGGTCATAGGAAATTCATCAACAAATGGTGTTTGAACTTTAATATTATTTACTAGAGCATAGTACTTTAAAACATCAGCCATTATGATCACCTCGCTTTCGAGGTAATTATATAAAAAACAAATTTAAAAGTAAAGGAGGGAAGAGAGATGCAAGTATTTATAGGTATAATTCTGGGTTTTATTATAGCAATTATTGTAATGATAGTTACAGGCTTTGGACAAGATTACGAGTTAATAACAACTATAGATGAACTACAAAAAGAACTTAAAGACAATAAGGACAGGCTTAAAAATAAGGAAATAGCAGAAATAAAAGCAACATTCTTCGCAAGGAAAATAAAAGAAATAGAAGACATTATAAAAAATTCAGAAGAAAGCAAAGAAAACTATTTTATTACTTTTGAAAAAATAAAAAATGTACTATTTGAGAAAAAAGTTCAAACAAATAGTACAAAATAGACTTATTAATTAAATATAACTAAATAAATAATAGCACAGAAAATAAAAAAATGCAAGGGGAGTAATTGAAAAAATGTCAGAAACATTAGAAGAATTAGAAGAAAAATATTTTATGTTAGAAATGCAAGATACGTGGAGCAGTAGAGATTATAAATATGCTGATGAATTAAGAAATAAAATAAAAAAAATGAAGGAGGAAGAAAGATGATAAAGAATTATGATGAGTTAAGAAAAGTCGATGTAAGTAAGTGGATAGAACAAAGAGATGGAGCAGATTATTTGAACTGGGCAAAAGTTGTTGATTTATTGCACGAAAATGGTGCAGGAATAGTATATTTTGAGCCTGTTGTAAATGAATTGACAGGAAGTAGCTTATATATGACAGATAAAGAATTTGAAGACAGCAAAGGAAATGTAAACAGAGTGTACGAAACTGCAGTAAAGATTGTAATAGACGATTTAGAGTTCATTCAAAGAGGGCCTGTTACAAACGGTTCAAATCCAGTAAAAGACAATTCAATGAGTCAACAAAGATTATGGAATTGCCAAACAAGATTGTTTGTTAAAGGTGTTGCAATAAGAACAGGTTTAGGATTTGATTTGTGGTTGAAAGAAGAATTAAAAGATTCAAAAAATAGCTGGGAAGATGATTTGTCAAGACATGACATATTTAAAATAAAAGAAAGATGTCAACAAATTTATACTCAAAAATTAAAAGAAGGATTATCAGTAAAAGAAATTGCAGAAAGGCTTCACAAGACAGAAGATGAAGTAAAGGCGGTATTTACGTACTTTGATACTTTAAGTAATTTTGAAAGAGATTTAGCAAACATTGATACAAAGTCAAGATAGGAGTTATTACATAGGAGCTTCAGATACAAGTATGGTTGTAGGAAATTGGAACACGAAAACATTCGAAAATTGGTGGTTAATAAAATTAGGTTTAAGTCAAAACAACTTTTCAACGGAAGCTACAAAAGCAGGAAATAATTATGAACACAAAATACTGCAAGCATTGAATATTCCAGATTTAGAGATGGATAAACAAATAATAATTGACAGACTAAGAGTAAATTTAGATGGAAATTCGGAAGACTGTATTTATGAAGTTAAGACACACAAAATAGAAAAAGAATTTAAAGTATCAAAACAATACTGGAGACAAGCACAGGTTGAGATGTATGCGTACAATACCAGAAATTTATACATAGTCGCATATGCACTAAATGAAGATGACTACAACAATTACTTTAATGCGATAGATATAGATAGGATCAAATTTAATAAAGTAGAATATGATGAACAATTTATAAATAATGAGTATCTACCTAGGTTACAAATATTAAGTGAATGTTTGAAGAAAGGAGTTTTTCCAAATGCAAACTACACGGAATAATTAATGATATAAGTATAGATTTCAATACACGAAAACCTAAAATAAGCCTTTTATTAGATACAAATGAGTTAAGTATAGTAGAAGAACTAAAAAACGAAAATAAGCTAAATATCGAGCTAAAAAAATATCGTAAACCTCGTAGCCTCGACGCAAATAAATACTTTTGGAAATTGCTTCAAGAGGTTTGCGATTATAAAGACATAGACACAATAGAAGATTACAAACGCAGAGTAAAAGAATTAGGAATATTTAAGCAATTTAAGATAATGACACAAGATGTAAAGACCTTTGAAAAAATATGGACTGATAGAGGAATAGCTTGGTTTTGTGAAATAGTAGATACAACATACATAGGAGATACAGAATTTAAAATTATAAATGCATATTATGGCTCGAGTTCGTACAATAGCAAGCAGATGAGTAGATTAATAGATAATCTAGTTCAAGATTGCAAAGCTGTAGGAATAGAGACAAAGCCACAAGCAGAAATAGATAGTTTATTAAAACAGTGGGATTGTGGCACTAGATAGCAACGGCTATAAATTAAGCTAGTGCCACAAAAGGCCCCATAAAGAGGTAAGAATGATAGTAACAGATTTATCAAACAGTTTTAATCCAGTACCTAAAAAAAAGGCAGAAAAGAAAAAAGAAGTTACAACAATTAAAAAGAAAAGCAAGAAGTTAGCAAAGCTAGAGAAAAACAGATTTAGCATAATAACAAAAGACTTAGAACATTGTTATTTATGTGGAAGTAAGAAACAAGACTTTCACGAACTAATAGAAGGTAAAAATAGACAAGTTAGTATGAAGTATGGATTAGTAATACCAATTTGCCGAAAATGTCACGAAATAGTGACAAATGATAAAACTTTACAGGATAAATTGCATAAAGTCGCACAAAAAGAGTTCAAAAAGCATTACAAGTCAGAAAACTTTATACAAGTATTTGATAAAAATTATTTATAAAAATTAGGAGGAATGAAAATGAAATTTAGAGTTGGAGATAAAGTAAAAATAATAAGTAAAAAAAATGGTGATCAATATACCACTTATGAAGTAGAAAAAACATTCACAAAATCAGATTTAAAAGACGGAGATAAATGCACATTAAAGAATGGACAAGTTATATTTGTTGATAAGACTTCACAATATGGGTTTAACAGCATTGATGCACAATTAAAATACTTTAATGATGACGTAAGTATTGTAAAAGTAGAAAGACCAGTAAAATATGAGACACTATTTGAAAGAGAAGAAGAAATACTAGACGAGACAGAAAAGAGATATTTATCAAACGTAATTAAACCTTTTAGAGACAAGGTAAAAGCTATAGAAAAAGTTTCATACTCTAGAGAGTTCATAAAAATATATATAAAAGAAGATGAACCTACCATATTACCATATTTTGAAAAAGGTACAATGTACAAAGGAATGAAAGAAAATAAAGAATACACATTAAAAGAATTAGGATTATAACAACAAGGGCTAGACATAAGTTTTAGCCCTTTATTTTACGAAAGGAGAAAGCATATGGCTAAAAAAGATAGTTTTATTTTATATACAGAACAGAAAGCAGTAATTGATAAATTAACAGACGAACAGGCAGGAAAATTAATAAAAGCCATATATGGATATGTTGAAAATGGAGAAATGCCCAAACTAGATAATATATTAGATTTAGTCATAACTCCTTTTAAAACTATATTAGACAAAGATAAAGCAAAGTATGAAGAAGTCAGCAAGGCAAGAGCAGAAGCGGGTTCAAGAAACAAAAAAACAAATGAAAACAAAAGCGAACAAAAGCAAACAAAAGAAACAAATGAAAACAAAACTAAACAAAAAAAACAAATGAAAACAAATGAGAACAAAATAAACAATTGCGACGATAATGAATATGATAATGATAATGATATTAAAAAAGAAAATATAAAGAAAAAATATGGCGAATATGAAAACGTAAAATTCACAGACGAAGAATTTGAAAAAGTAAAAGCTTATTTCCCTAAAGACTATATGCGAAGAATACAAAGTTTAGATGATTACATACAGCAAACAGGAAAAAAATATAAAGATTTTGTTGCTACATTAAAAAACTGGGCTCGAAAAGAAGGATATAAGCCACCCCTCTTAGACCAAAAGCAAAATGAGGAGTTAAAAGAAATAGATACATCACAACTAACGCCAGAAGAATATGATTTGCTTGTAAAGGAAAAAATAACGATACAAGATTTAATCAAGAAAGGAAGAATAAATGTATGACGAAGAACTTGAAAGAGCAATGCTATATTATGTAATTTTTGAACAAGAACAATATGCATTAGATGAAACAGATTTTATTAACGAACGAAACAAAAAAATCATAAAAGCAATTAATGAATTAAGGGCAGAAAAGAAAGAAATTTCAATGCTTTCAATTAAGTCAAAAATTAAAGCAAATGGTAGTCAAGTTTTAGAATATATAAGCTTGTTAGGAGATTTTGTAAAAACATCGAGTGCAGAGAATGTATATAGCGAATTAATAAGTTTGTCAAAGAAACGTAAAATTTTTGACTTGTTGCAAAGTAAAGTGAGTGAAATAGCAGATGCGGAAAATATAGATGTATTAGCAGAGAACATAATAAAACAGATTAATAGCATAGAACGACTAAACGAAAAAGAACAGACTTTTAGCGAACAAGTATTGAATACAGTAAGTGCGCTAGAAGAGAACTACAACAATAAAAATGATTACTCGCTGTACACAGGTTTAATGGATCTAGACAATAAAATTTGTGGATTACACAATCAAGAATTAACCATTATTGGAGCAAGACCAGGAGTAGGAAAAACAACATTTGCACTTCAAATAGCGACAAAAATAGCAGAGAAAGGCAAAAACGTAACAATAATAAGTTTAGAGATGTCGGATATCCAGATAATCCAGAAAATATTGGCAACTAAAACTAAAGTTAATAGCTATAAGATGAGAATGGGTACAATAGAAGATGATGACTGGGAAAAGATAGCAAAGGCTAGCACGGAGATATCTAAACTACCGATTAATCTAATAACTAAGGCAACAACAATTCAAGCAATAGAGACAATTGCAAGAAAATTGAAAAATCGAAATAAGCTTGATTTATTGATAATAGACTACATACAACTAATCAAAAATAAGGGCAAATTCAATAATAGAGAGCAAGAGGTTGCAGATATAACAAGAACATTAAAATTACTTAGTTTAGATTTAAAAATTCCGATAATTGGTATATGTCAATTAAACAGAAATGCAACAAGGCAAGAGCCTAGCCTAGCAGATTTAAGAGAAAGTGGAGCTATAGAGCAAGATGCAGACAATGTAATATTTTTATATCAAGAAAAAGAACAGGAAGATAGTATTGTCGATATAACGGTTAAAATTGCAAAGCAAAGAGCAGGAGAAGTTGGAAAAGTATATATGAAATTCAATAAGCCAAATAGTGAATTTAAGGGAGTAATGAGATGTTAGAAATAAATAAGAAACAGTTACTTGGTTTTGACAATGTGAACAGAGCGAGGATACTTAAATATATAGCATTAGGGTTAATTAAATATATAGGAGATGATACAAATGAAAACAACGCAAAAGAATAGAATTATAAATTACATACGAGAGTTTGGCAGTATATCAAAAAACAAAGAAATTTGGAGAGATATAGAAGGGTATGAAAGAATATATCAGGTAAGCAATTTAGGAAACATAAGGAGCTTGCCCCAAATAATAAAAATGAGAAACCAGTACACAGAAAAGCTCTATAATATAAAACCATATGTAGACAATAGAGGATATTGTATGGTAAGTCTTTCAATGGATGGTAAGAAAAAACAAAAACAAGTTCACAGATTAGTAGCTCAAGCATTTATACCAAACCCAGAAAACAAAACACAAATCAATCATAAAAACGGAATAAAGACAGACAATAGAGTTGATAACCTAGAGTGGAATACTCCAAAAGAAAATACAAATCACGCAATAAGAACCGGATTAAAAAAAAGAACAAGAGCTATTTCTGTTGTTCAATTAAGCAAACAAGAGAAATTTATAAAAATATGGAAACCTATAGTACTTGCTGAAAAACAGCTCAATATATCAAAGGGGAAAATATCTGAATGTTGTAAAGGAAAAAGAAAAACCGCAGGAGGATATATATGGAAGTATGCAAAGGAGTGGAAAAATGAAGATAACACAAAAGGATAGAATTTTAGAATATATTAGAAATTTTGGTTCGATTTCAAGTTTTGAGGCGTATGCTAATTTAGGAATAACACAGCTAGGAGCAAGAATAGACCAGCTCAAAAAAGAGGGCTACGAGTTTAAAACAGAATGGGAAAGCAATACAAACAGATTTGGAGAAAAGACAGATTATAAAAGATATTATTTATCAGATATGGTTTCAGAGAATATGAACCATATAACACAGATTTAGGAGGTAGTTATGATAATAGTAAGCCAAGATAAAAATAGAATCATAAATTTTGATAATATATTACAAATATATATTACGATTGATGAAGATGACAAAGGTTGTTATATTCAGTATGAAGATTGTAACAATTCTTGTGAAGGACTAGGAAAATATAATACAGAAAAAAGAGCAAAAAAAGTATTAGCAGAAATAGTACGAAAGTATTCTAGTTATTTACAATTGACTGGAGGACCTGCAATAATGCAAGGCCAAATGGATATACAACCTAATATATTTAATATACCTAAAACTTACGAAATGCCAGAGGACTAGCCTATGAAACAATTAAAAGATATGAAAGGTATATGTAAGTACTGTACAGGTTGTTTAAGATTGGAAGATGAAAATTTCCAAAGTAGATACAGATGCAAGGACTTTGAGGCTAATCAAATGAACTGGAAGGATCTCATAGAAAAGGAGTTATTAAATGAGCAAATACAGAAATAAAAAAATAGTAGTAGACAATATAAAGTTTGATAGTAATCTAGAAGCAACAAGATATAGACAATTAAAATTATTGCAGAGAGCAAAACAGATAAGTAACTTGAGACTGCAAGTACCATTTCTATTACAAGAAGGATTCAAGAAAAATGGCAAGACACATAGAAAAATAGAATACATAGCAGATTTTGTTTATGAGGAAAATGGACAAACAATTGTTGAAGACACAAAAGGAATGAAAACAGAGACATTTAAGATTAAGCAGAAATTATTTGAGTATAAATATCCAGATTTAAATTTGAAAATTATTACAATGGAGGAAATATAATGAGTCATTTTACAGTTGCAGTTATAACTGCAAAAAAAGAAAAATTAGAGGAAATGTTGGCGTCTTATGATGAGAATTTAGAAGTAGAACCTTATATAGAGAAAACAAAAAAAGAAATAATTAAAGAAGCGAAAAAGCGAAAGGAAGATTATTCTAAAGAACAAAAAGAAGGGAAAAAATTAAGTGATTGGCAATTAAAATATTTAAATGCTGAAACTGATGAAGATTTATATAAAGCTGAAATAGATGAAGATGAACAATATGATGAAGAACGGAAATGAATTAAGTACATATAATCCTAAGAGTAGATGGGATTGGTATGAGATAGGTGGACGTTGGAGAGATACATTATTAGTAAGAGAGGATGTTAAAGATTGCATCGTTGGAAGATCAATGTTTGAAGAAATTTTTAATGAGCAATGTAAAAAAAAGGATTGCATAAATGGATATAAATGGGTAGATGGTGCAAGAATAAAAGACATAGACTTTAAAAAAGCTATTGAATTTAAAAATACATATAACAAAGCAATTAGATTTTGGGAAACTTATGTAGAAGGACAAGAGCCAATAACTGAAGAAGAAAAAGAAGATATTAAATGGGAAATTTATAAAAAAGAGTATTATATAGAAAGATATGGAACAAAAGAAAATTATGCAAAAATGCAAAGTACATTTTCTTGTTGGGCATTATTAGATGAAACAGGTTGGCATGAAAAAGGAAAAATGGGCTGGTGGGCCATGAATGATAGTACAAAAGATAGTGAACAACTATTCTTAGAAAAATTTACAGAAACAATTAATAAACCAGAAAATCAAGATAAATATTTAATTATAGTAGATTGCCATATATAAAGTAGGAGGAGAAAATGAATAAACATAAAAAAGTATCTAAAGATGATGTCCTTAAAATGTTTTATGATTTACAAACTAAATTCTGGGAAGCAGGTTGTTTTGTAGATGGATTATCAGTTGATTTTTTAGCAGATAGAATGGAAACATCTACATATCAGATAAGAAAAGCTTATAAACAATTAGCAGAAGAAGGATACTTAAAATTAGAGGAAGTTCCAATTGCTTTTGAGGAATGTGATAATGGGTTGTATACTGAATCTAATCCTTATCTATTTTGTAAGGTTTATACTTTAACACAAAAAGCTAAAGATAAATTTAAAAAGAATGGAGATGAGAATATTGAATAGAACTATAAAATTTAGAGGAAAAGCTAAAAGAACTAGAGAATGGGTTTATGGATATTATTGGACTAATGAAAACGGAAACTATTTTATAAGACAAACTATTGATTTAAATGGTTGTTTCTCAATTGCAGATATAGAAATAGACATAGAAACAATAGGACAATTTACTCGGATTACACGATAAAAACGGAAAAGAAATATACGAGGGAGATATAGTAAAAAAAACAGGAAACATAGGAATAGATATTGGAAAAGTTATTTATGAATACAATGGATTTATTGTTGATGTTATGAATATGGATAGATTTTATGGAAGAGTTCATCTTTTAGAAAAATTTACAGAAGTAATTGGAAACATCTACGAAGATAGCGAATTATTAGGAGGAGAATAGATATGCCAGAGAGATGTATTAAATGTAGATATAAACAATATTATGGCAAGAATATATTTCCTTGCACTAAATGTGACCTAAAAAAATTAGATAAACCAGTTACTTGCTATGACTGCAGATATGCAGAAATAGGAGGAACTTGTAAAAAAGGAATAAGACCTTGTGATAGATTTGAATGGAGTTAGAAAGGAGTAAATAAGATATGAAAACAGAAACTACAAAAAGACTAGAACAATTATTAGCAAATCGTTTTAATAAAAGAAATGAGTTTTATGTTTTTGAATGTACGATTGGCTGGTATGGAAAAGAAATAGTAGATTGTATAATGTACAACTGTCAAAGAGAAACTTACTGCTATGAGATAAAACAATCAAAACAAGATTTTCATAGTAAAAATAGATTAACATTTATAGGAAATAAAAATTACTTCGTAATGCCATATAAATTGTATAAAGAGGTAGAAGATGAAATACCACCAGAAATAGGTGTTCTTGTGGCAATAGATAGATTAGAGCCAAGAGAAAAAGAAGAAATACTTGATTTTGGTATCAAAAAAACAAGTTCTTGGAGAGAACCAATAGATGGATTAAAAGAACTTTATTGCATAAAATCAGCAAGAAAACAAGAACTTAAAGCAGATAAAGAGGTAATATTGTCTTCAATGTTAAGAAGTATGCAAAGGGACAGAATTTATGATTTAGAGAGGAGTGATACATAGTGAAAACAGTAGAAGAAGTTATATTAACACCGATGTATAAAGGCGAAGTATATAAATATCATGAATGCTCAAATTGTAAAAAAGAAATATACTTGGAAGAAGATATATTTCAACCATTTCATTTTGAAGAAAATATAAAATATTGCCCATTTTGTGGAAAAGAAGTAATAAGATATGCAAAACCAAAATTTATAGAAGAAATAAATTGGAATTGGTTAGATGAATACGAATCTGTTGTAGAAAAAATGTATAGAGAATTAGAATATATAATTTATTGTAAGCTAGATAAAGAACAAATAGACGAATTAGAAGAAAAGTCTGCAAGAGGAATGGAATATTTTGGACAGGATAGATGGTCCTTTCCATACAGTAAAGGAACTATATGCGACATAATTCATCAAATAACAAGAACTAAAGTACATTATACGAAAAAACGAAAACTTGAAAAAGAGTTTGGAGGTGGTTTAAGTGAAAGAAAAAATAAGAGAATTAATGAAAGAGATTAATTTATTTGAAATTATTGTTGCATTTATAGAAGCGATTATTGGAACATGTTTAATAAAAGCGAATATAAGTATTTCATCAATGCTTTTAATATTAGCAGGATTTCATGTAGGAAAGCGGATTATATGGAGGTAAAGAATAAGCAATGAATAAAAATAGTATAGAAGAAGATATAAAAATAGTAGAAGAAATACGAAGAACAATATTAGCTTGTGGATATGAAAAACAAACTAAAATATTAAAAGCACTAGAACATATTTTATCAGATTACAAAAGAGTATTAAAAGAGAATGAAATATATAAGAAAAATTCTGAAATTATGTCAAAAGAAAATTTAAGTACAGCAGAACAATTAAAAGTAGAAATAAAAGAAAATTTTAGGTTGAAAAATCAATTAGAAAATAATCGAAAAGAATATCAAGAAACATATAAAGATGTTAGAGAAGAACTAAAAGAGCTAAAAAAAGAGAATGAAGAATTAAGAGCAAAATGGGATAAAGATACACATATATTACAAAACAAATTAGATTATGCAAATGCAGATATAATTGACTTAGCACAGCAGAATAAAGAATTAAGAAAAGAAAATAAAGAATTAAAAAATAAAATAAATCAACTAGAAAATATGAATGAATTTCAAAGTAAAGATATAGAAAAGGCAGTAGATTATACGTTTGAATTGAATAAAGAAATAGAAATAAAAGACCAAATAATAGATTTAATGTCAGAAATGCTAAATAATCATGATATAGACGAAGATATTTGCAAGCAAATGGGTCAAAAAGAAAATTGCAATGAATTTACAGATAAAGAAAACTGTAAAAATTGTATTAAACAATACTTTGAAAATAAGTTAAAAAAATAAAAAAGTTAGGAGGTACAAATGAATAAACTTGAAATGGTTATGATAAATGGAGATACAGTAGTAAAAAAGCAGTTTGAGATATTAGATAAAGATGGAGTTATAAGTTTTGAGTTAGGCAAGTTAACATTAGCAGTCAGAAAAGAAGATTTAAAAAAATATTTGTAGGAGGTACAAATGATGCAATACATAAAAGAAGATGTTGAAAGAATGTTAAAGGATCACTTAAAAAATCAAGCAAAGCTGACGGAAATACAATTAAAAAAAGAAGAATACGAAAAAAGATTGGAATATGCTGGAACGGTATATGAGGAAACAGAAAACGAAATTATAGAAAATATGCAGTTAGCTGGACAAGCTTATGATAGCATACATAGTAATACAAACAAAGTATCAGATAAAGTGCTAAATACGGCAATGAATTACCATAAAGAAGAAAGACACATAAACAAAGAAGATAGGCAATTTTTACAAACCAAATTAGAAGAACTAAACAAATTGAAAGACGAGTTAGACAAAAAAATAGTAAGAGTTGAAAATATGATTAATCAACTATCAGCAGAAGAAAAGTTTGTTATAAAGATATATTATATGGAAAAATCTAAATGGGATTATGTATCACAACAATACTGTATGGAGTTCCAAAAACCAAAATCTATAAACCAATTATTAAATATAAGGGACACGGCAATAAAAAGTATGCTTGATGTACTAAATATAGGTGAATAATGAAAAATTGTGATAAAATTGTGATGAAATTTGGATGAAATTTGGTTTTGAAAGAGTTATAATTATAATAGAGAAAAAAAGATATAAACTTTTGCGGAGCTAAACATTTAATGTTTGGCTCTATTTTTCTATTAACGATACCTAGTAAAATGACAACTTAATTCAAAAAGTTTGGAGCTTTCCTGCTAAGAAATGCGTACCTAATAAGGTATATGGTGCAAGTCCATAGGTTGTCGCCAGGTTCTAGGTAGCCCCTAGATATGCGGAGTACAAAGTGGGGAAACCTTCGTTGAAAATAAAATTAAAATCCCCTACATGGCAGAGTAATTCAAACGGCTTTGAACACTGTCTTGAAAACAGTTGGAGCAGTAAAATGCTTGGGGCTCGACACCTCACTCTGTCGCCAAGTAAAATAGTATGTAATGATATAAAAAAGCAATGGGAGCAAAAGGTTGAGATATTAATTCCGACACAGGGAAGAGAAATATCAGAACTTCCAAGAGATTCGGCTCGTAAGCTAAAGGTTATAGGCTGTGTTGATACCAGAAATCCAAACGATACGAGGTAGCGCCTTGTATAATCCTATATCATTACATAGTGTTTTATACAAAGGAAGTGTTGTATATGAGAGGTAGTATAATAGCAAACTACATAGACAGTGAATATAGAAGAAGAAAATTTTATGAGAACAAGAAGAGACAACAGTGTATTGTAGATGAGAAAAGACAATGCGACAAATGTAAATATTTAAATATATGTGAGGATAAAGATGAAATTTAAAATAAATAATACGGAATGGTTAATAGAAGAAGTAGATGAAGCCACAATTAATAACGAAATGAAAAGTGATGGAACATTAGGAGTAACAATATATAGAACTCAAACAATAATGCTACTAAAAGATCAAGCTAATATAATAAAGACATTGAAACACGAACTAACACATGTTTGGCTATATGAATACGGACATAATCAAAACGACGATAAAACATTCAGCTATGAAGATGTATGCGAAGTAGTTGCAAGTAGTAATGATTTTATAAATGAAATAATAAAAGAATATGTACGGAGAACATAAATGAAGAATGACGATTTAATAATTTATAAGAAAGATAATAGAGAAATTATAGCTATAATTCCAATAATAAGAGGAGATAGACCAACAGTATTTAAAAAAGGTTATATGTCAGTTATAAAAAAATGCGATGAAAGAAATATATTAGGAGACGGAAAACATATCTATTTAGCTGAATAGAAAAATAAGATACAGACAAAAGAGGTGATTCAATTGACAAATGCACAGAAAAGATTTTGCGATGAGTATTTAATAGACCTTAATGCAACAAGAGCATATAAGGTTGCTTATTCAAGGTGTAAAAAAGATGAAACAGCCAATGTGAATGGTAGCAAATTACTAAGAAATACTAAGGTTCAAGAATACATATCAGAAAGAATGAAAGAACGAGAAAAAAGAACTGAAATAACTCAAGACATGGTAATAAAAGAGCTGGCTAAAATAGCATTTTTAGACATAAGAAAACTATATACAGAAAATGGACAATTAAAAAACATAGCTGATATGGATAGTGAAACTGCAGGGGCAATATCATCATTAGAAACATTAGAAGAATACGAAGGATATAGAGATGACAGAGAAAAAATAGGAGACACTCAAAAAGTAAAACTATTAGATAAAACAAAAGCTCTTGAATTGCTAGGAAAACATTTAGGAATGTTTAAAGAAAAAGTAACAATTGATGGCAATGTTAATACAAATAATCCATTTTCAGGGATGTCAATAGAAGAACTGAGAAAGATATTGAATGAATAATAACCTAAAAGAAGAATTAAAAAAGCAAGCACGTTTGGAACTAGCCAGACGTGATTTTTTTGAATATTGTAAATTAACTGCATTTGATTTTTACAAAGAAGAACGAGGCTTTTTAAAAGATTTATGCTATCAATTACAAGATTTTTATAAGAGCGATGAAAAAGTATGCGTAATAAATATGCCACCAAGACATGGAAAGTCTAGAACAGCAGGAAAATTAGTAGAATGGATATTAGGAACAAATCCAAATGAAAAAATAATGACAGGATCATACAATGAGGATTTATCGAGTTCATTTGCAAAATCAGTAAGAGACACAATAGCTTCTGAAAAAACAGAAGGTGTAATTGTATATAATGATATATTTCCTAATACCAAGATTAAAGATGGCGAAGCTACACAAAAAAAGTGGGCATTAGCTGGAAGTAAGGTGTCAAATTATTTAGCAACGTCGCCAACAGGTACTGCAACAGGGTTTGGATGTACAATAATGATAATAGATGACCTCATAAAAAATGCTAAAGAAGCCTATAATGAAAATACATTAAAAAATCATATAGACTGGTTTAATAATACAATGTTATCAAGAACTGAAAATGGATTTAAATTGATAATCATTATGACAAGATGGTCTAGCAATGATTTGGCTGGCTATATATTAGACAATTATCCTAATGTAAGACATATAAATTATAAAGCAGTACAAGATGATGGTTCAATGTTGTGTAAAGATATATTAAGTAAAGAAGACTACGAGTTTAAAACAAAAAACATGAATAAAGACATTGTTTATGCTAACTACCAACAAGAGCCAATCGATGTGAAAAATAGATTATATACAGTATTTAAAACTTATGATAAGTTACCACCAGCACACTATATTATGAATTACACAGATACAGCAGATGAGGGCGACGATTACTTATGCTCAATAGACTATCAAATGTATAACAGTGAATATTATATCTTGGATGTTATTTATACACAAGAGTCAATGGAAGTGACAGAACCAGCAGTAGCAGAAATGATGACCAAAGATAATGTAGGGAATGCGAATATAGAAAGTAATAATGGTGGTAGAGGGTTTGCAAGGAATGTGCAAAAAGAGTTAAAGGAGTTAAAGAATACTCACACAAAAGTAAAATGGTTTCATCAAGGAGAAAACAAAATTGCAAGAATATTAAGTAATTCGACAGGAGTAATGAATAACATTTATTTTCCAATTAATTGGGAGGATAGATGGCCAGAATTTGCCAAACATTTAAAACATTATGTAAGAACAGGAAAAAATGAACATGATGATGCTGAAGACTGTTTAACAGGGGTATATGAAAATCCAAAACCTAAAAATACAAATATGACAATGACTAATAAGTCTTTTATAAATATGTAACATCTACTAAAAAGTAGGTGTTTTTTGATTGGAGGAAACAATGCTAAGATATAGTAAAGAAAGATTAGCGGAAGAAAAAAGTATAACAGATATATATTTTAGAGCACAACTAGAATTAAATGTTAGAAAAGAATTATATGAGAATTTTAGAAGAAAATTAACAGATGAAGAACTAGCAAGTTTAGATGATGAAGATATAAAAGTACCACTTGAGAGATATATAAGTGTTATGTCTGCCGGTTATTTTGGAGGAAAAGCACCAACATATAAAGTAAAAGCATTTAATAAAGATAAAGACAAAATAATCAAAGAACTATTTAATCATGAAACTAATGACGAAAAAGAAATAATAGAAATAAAAGAATTAATTAAACATATAAATGACTATAATAATGATGCTTCACATTTTTTACATATGGTATTAGATTACTTAATAAAAAGAGCTTGCTATGAAATATACTATAAAGATGAAAAAACAGGAGAAATAACGATAGCAAGAAGTGATGCATTAGAAACTATCGCTATATGGGATTATTCAGCTAAAAAGAATTTAATAGGTATATACAGAATAATTCGTACATATATGGCAAATGGTGAATATCAACAAATGATAGAATTAACAACAGCAGATGGAAAAAGATATTATTACGATACACCCGAAAAAAGAAAAATATTTGGTACACCAGAGTATGAACAAAAATTTAAAAATGAACCATTATTTAAAGAAAACATAAAAGAAAAACAACCTAAAAAATGGGACGATGATATACCAGCAACAGCAATAGAAAATTGTGATGGAATAGCAATTTTTGAACCTGTAATCAGTTTAATAAGAGCATATGAGAGATGTATTCAAAATTCAAGAAATGTATTTAAATATAATGATGAAGCAATATTGAAAGTTAGAGGATATACACCAGAAAATCCGATGATTATACAAAATGAAAAAGGCGAAGATATTATAAACCCTGCAAGACAAAAAGAAGATGAGTATGTATTAACAAGTAGAGTAAGATATCTTGATGGAAATAAAGATGTAAATAGTGATATAGCTTGGGTTGAAAAGAATGTAAACGATACGGCATTACAAAATCACAAAAAGACATTGATTGATATTATTTGTTTGTGTTCATTTTGCCCTAATATGACAGATTTAGGTTTTACACAAGCAGATAATAATGCAGCACTTGAAAAGAAATTCTTTAGTTTACAACAATATATAGCAACATTTGAAGGAGATTTCGAAGAAGGTTTAAAAAGAAGATGGAGAATAATATTAGAAAAATTCAATAAAGAAAAAGGTAAAACATATGATTTTAGAGATATTGAAATAAAACTAAATAGAAATTTACCTTCTGATGTAGCAACAATGATTACTAATGCATTAAAAATAAGAGGATTAGTAAGTGATGATACGGTCATAAACTTATTAGGACTTGATTTAGATGCAACAAGTGAGTTAGCAAAAATGGACTTACAAAATGAAGAAAATATTCAAAAGAATTTACAACAAATGCAAATGATGGGACAAGCAGGAGTAGAGCAAGATAATAAAGAAAATAATAATGATAACAAAGTAACAGATTTGACAGACCAACAAAAAGCACAAAAACTAACTGCAGACAATAAAAAAGAACAAACAAAAGTAGTTAATAAGCAAATCAATAAAGAATAGAGGAATATAAATGAAATATAGAAAAATTCCAATAGAAATAGAAGCATTTAGATTAGGAATAGATTTTATTCCAGACTGGTTTATGGATAAAGTATCAAGTAATGAAATTATATTACATGGAAAATCAACAGGTTTTCAACATTATGATGATACTAATGCAGATATACAAACGTTAGAAGGAGTTATGCATGCAAATTACGGAGATTATATAATAAAAGGAATACAAGGTGAGATATATCCATGTAAACCAGAAATATTTAAAAATACTTATGAAAGGTTTTAATATGAACATATGGGATTATCACGATACAAAAATGCAAGAATTAAAACAACTATATAATAAAATATCAAAACAAACACAGAACAGACTTCAGGAAATCTTTGATACACTTAATTTTACAACAGAAAACATCTATAATATTGCTGATAATAAGACTAAAAAAAGAATAAATACATATATAGAACAATGGAAAGAACAAGGCTTATTAAAGAATAATAGCTATTTTACTGTATTAGCAAACAATATTTATAAAAGAACAAGAGTAAATAATAGTGAAATATTAGAATTACTAATTTATAGTGCATATATAGAAGAACAAAATAAACTTGAAGAACAAGAAAAACAAATAATGTATGAAGATGCAAATTATTACTATGAACAAGGCCAACAAGAAGTAAATAAAAAGAAAAAGCCATCAATATTAGCGATGGCTTTATTTCTTGCATTATTAGACCAACCAAATTATAGTGGCTTTAATTGGAAACAGTATATTGAAGCAACAATACAATATAATGCACAACAAATATATAAACAAGCAATTTTAAATATGCAACAACAAAAAGACCTAGAAATTGATTCTAATGAGTTTCAAACAATAATACAAAGACAAAACAATCAAAAGATCAATATAAATAATGATAAGATATCAGGTGCAGCAGATTTGCAAATGATAGGACTAAATAATTTAGCCAAAGTTGAGGGAATAAAAGAAGTAACGGAAGATAATTCAAAAGTTAGATTTGTCGCAGTAGAGGACGAGTCAACAACGAAAATGTGCCAAAGCTTAGATGAACAAATATTTAATATAAAAGGTTATAATGAATTTACAAGATATTATGGAAATACTGCAAAAGAATTAGAACTAAAAAAATTCAAAATTTATGGGTTAGTCTTACGGTATAAATATGCCTCCCATAATGCGGGCATTATCATCATTGCAGAAGTACATTAGTATATCAAAACAATATGCCTAGAGAAGAATTAAACAGAAAATTAAATATGGAGTATCAAGATGTAACAACTAGGGTTTTAAAACGAAACAAAAAGCATTACAAAGTAGTAGAACAACAATATTATATTGATGAAAACGGCAATAAATATGCCGTTGATGGCAAAAGTGTACTAATGAAACATACAGAAAAAGAAAAAGAAGTCGCTAAAATATTAGGAGAAATATATGGAGGAAAAGTTAGGCTAATACCAGTTGTATTAAATCCACAAAATATAAAAACACCAGATTATATGATAGGAAATATAAAAATTGATTTAAAAGAACCAACAGGAAAATCTCGAACTACAATCTATGATTTATTCAAACACAAAAGTGGACAAGCTGATAACTTTGTAATAGATATACATAAGTCAGGATTAGATAGGACTGAAAGCATAGAACAAGCACAGCAATTATTTTATTCTAAACATAGAAGCTGGATAAATACTGTAATATTAATGGAAAACAACGAAATATTTAAAATATTAAAAAGAAGATAAAAAAAGAAGGTGGTGCAACCCAAAAGGGGGTCACATACCTTCAACAATAATATTATTAACTTAATTATACTATAAATTAGGTTAATAATCAATAGTTTATGCAAAAAAATATAAATTATGCACTTACTTTTAAAATAGGTGCTTTTATTATGGAAAGAAGGTGAAAAAATGAACGATAGAGCAAAATATTTAGCAGTAGATGAAGAAAAAAACAACAGAATACAACATATAAGAGAATGTTTCTCAATTATCTATGATGAAATTGATTTAAAGTGCAAACCAAGTAGAGAAACATCATTAGCATTAACTAAACTAGAAGAAGCACAATTTTGGGTTATAAAAGGAGTAACAAGGGAGGATAAATAATATGTGGTTATTAGTTTTAATATTAAGCATAAAATTACAAATGCCCACTGCGTATTGGATTATATTTACTATAATTACAATATTTAGACCTGTTATATGGGTATTTAAATATAATTTTGTTGCTGAATATATGAAAGCAAGAAATAAAGATAATAAATAAGTTGTTAACATTTTATAATTATAAATTTTGGACGTAGACGTACGTCTATTTTTTATGCCTTTTTACTGGAGCAGGCTATAAAGAACAACAGAATATTAAGTAACAATTTGGGCTATAAAGAACAAATTGAGACAAGGAGAAAAAATGGAAGAAGAAAATAAAGGAACTGGGGCAGAAATTACACCTGAAACAGAACCAGAAAAAGAAATCTCATTAGATGAATTATTAGCTAGCAATAAAAAATATCAAAGTGAATACGACAAAAAAGTTGCACAAGCTATGAATACAAGACTAGATAATGAAAGAAAAAAATGGGAAGAAGAACAAAAAAACAAATTAGAAGAGGCTGAAAAACTTGCAAAGATGGATGCAGATGAAAAGAAAAACTATGAACTAGAGCAATGGAAAACTAGGGCAGAGAAAGCAGAAAAACAAAATTCAATAAATGAATTAAAATCTGAAACTATTAAGCAAGCAACAGCAAAAGGAATACCATTAGATTTTATAACTTTTAACTTTGAATATGAAACAGCAGAAACAATAAAAAGCAAACTAGAAACATTAGAAAAGGCTGTAAAAAGTGAAAGAGAAAAAGTAATAAATGAGTATTCTAAAGAACCACCACCACAAACAGGTGACAATATTGAAGGTTCTAAACCAGAAAGTCAAATGACTTATGAAGAACTTTGCAAACTATCAAAATATAAAAATTAAAGAAAGAAGGTATAAAAATGGCAGATTATTCAAGTACAGGAACATTTAACAAAAAATATTTTAATGAAAGAGCATTTGGTGCTTATTATGACACAATTCCACAAGAAAGATTAAATTTATTAATAAAATCAGGAGTATTACAAGGAAATAAAAAAATTAGAGATTTATTTGCATCACAAACTGGTGCCGAATATGGAATAATTCCAATGATAGGAAGATTAAAAGGTAAACCAGTAAATTATGATGGAAAAACTAAATATGATGAAGGAAAAACATTACCAACATACAAACAAGGTGTAGTTGTAATTGGTAGAAAAGACAAATTCTATGAAGATGATTTTACATACGATGTAACATCTAAAAAAGATTTTATGAGTCAAGTTGCAGACCAACTAGGAGATTATTGGGATAGTGCATGGGAAGATGTATTATTAATTATAACAAAAGCATTATTCTCTATGAAATCTGACGCAGGTAAAGTTTTTGCATCGAAACATACATATGATATATCAGGAGAAACAGAGTCAGCAGTAGCTGAAACTACATTAAATACAGCATTGCAAAAAGCATGTGGTGATAGAAGAAGAAACTTCAAATTAGCAGTAGCAAACTCTGTAATAGTGACAAATTTAGAAGGCAAAAAGTTAGTAACAAATTTAAGATATAATGACCCAAATGGAATCGAAAGAGAATTAAACATTTATACATGGAATGGAAAATTATTAATTGAATATGACGAAATAACAGAAGAAGAAGGAGACCCAACATATGCAAAAACTTCTGATACATCTTTGACAGAAGGAAAAACATATTATACAAAAAGTGGTTCAGGAGCTAGTACAAAATACACTCCAGTAGAAAGCCCTGTAGTAGGAGATATTGCAAACTACTATGAAATTTCAGGATATGGAGATTCTAAGTATGTTACTTACGTTTTTGGAAAAGGAGCATTTGATTATGAAGACTTAGGAGCAAAAGTACCTCACGAAATGGATAGAGATGCTGACAATGATAGAGATTACTTATATGAAAGACAAAGAAAAGTAATGGCTCCTCATGGTGTTAGTTACTTAATGAAAAATCAAGCAACAGATTCACCAACAGATGAAGAATTAGCAGATGGAGCAAACTGGGATTTAGTAGTAGGTTCTGATGGAAATACATATAACCATAAAGAAATTGCTATAGCACGAATAATCTCAAAAGGATAGAAAGGAAGGCAATAGATGTTAGAACAAATAAAAAAAAGATTAGGAGCAAATTATATTGAAAATACAGATAATATAATACAAGACATTATAGATGACATGACCTCTATTGCCTGTGATGCTTCTAATCGTAATAAAGAAGATACAAAGTTATTTCCATACATAAAAAAGGCAGTTATATCTGAATATAACGCTAGAGGTTCAGAAGGACTATTAAGTCGCAATGAAGGTTCTATTTCAAGTTCATTTAATGATATAGAAAAGAAATTGAGAATTGATGTATCAACAATAAGGAGGTTACCTTAATGTTATTACGAGATTTAACAAAAGTATATATATCAGAATATGAAGAAATAGAAGACCACGGAGAAACAGAAAAAGTATGGAAATTTAAACCTATGAGTGAAAAAGAACCTTATGCATGCTTGAACACACAACAAGACATATCTGAGCTTGATAGAAAACCAACAGGGGAAGTTGATTATAGTACATACAAGTGTCGTACGACTAGAGATTATGATATACAAAAAGGCAATGGAATATCATTTGAAGATATCTCAAAATTAGAGAAGTTTATTCCAGAATATAGAGTACTAGATAAAAATAAAATAGGAAGTACATATGTGTATAGAATGGAGAAAATACAATGATAAATTTCAATTGTAATATAAAAGTAAAACATAATTTTAAAAATATAGATGCTATAATTCAAAAATTACCACAAACTGCAAAAACAATAACAGAAGATGTATTAAAAAACATTAGAGGTTATGCTATAAGATTGGAAAAAGGAAACAACGAAGAAGGCATATTAGTAGAAATGATTGATATGTCTACAAAAGAAGTGAAGGGGCGTGTATATACAGACAAAGATAAGTTCCCTTGGGCTATGTTTGAACATTTCGGTACAGGAGATTTTAGAGAACTACCTCCAGTAGGAACTACAAAACATTTCTTGGAAACAGGAGGAAGTCAGTGGTTCATTCCCGTCTCAAAGGCTGAAAAAGAATTGCGTTATCCAATTATTGAAATAAATGGCATGCAATTTTATGTAGCAAGAGGTGTTCGCGCTAACCACTTTCTTACCGATAGCGAGTTTTATACTAGAGAAAAAAATAAGGAAATTTTAGTAAAAGAGCTCAATCAAATGTTTAGAGATATTTGTAAATGAAAATAAAAAACAGGAGGCCTGATTAATGAAAGAAATTTGGAAGGATATTAATATAGATGGCTTAAAAGGAAAATATCAAGTTAGCAATTTAGGAAATATAAAAAGCCTAAAAAGAAATATTAATATGAAATTAGTACATGATAAAGATGGATATCCAACTATATTTCTTTGGAGATATAAAAGAAAAGTACATATTATAGTTCATAGAATGGTGGCACAAGCATTTATACCTAATCCAGAGAACTTACCACAAGTAAATCATAAAGATGGCAATAAATCCAACAATAATGTTGAAAATTTAGAATGGGTTACTTGTTCGGAAAATGTAAAACATGCATATAAGACAGGACTTAATAAACCAAGGTATGGAAGTGAAAATCAGCTTTCTAGAAAAATAATTCAATATGATATTAATATGAATAAAATTGCAGAATATGAAGGAATTAGAGAAGCGGAAAGAAAAACAGGATACGATAATGGATATATTTCTGCTTGTTGTTTAGGAAAATATAAAAAGGCCTATGGATATATATGGAAATATAAAGAGGAACAGAAATGTTCTTCTTTTTTTGGAGGTATGTAAGTAATGAAAGATTTAAGCGAATTAGAGTTTAGCGATTTAGTATATGAAAAGCTAGAAAATTTGTATAAGAATAAACCGATTTTAAGTAATCCAAATACAGAAAGTAAATTTCCTATATTGGAATTGCATACACCTTTGAAATCAGTAAATCTAACAGAAAACGCATTTCCTATTCGTTCTACATTTCAAATATCAATCACTTGTTGGAATGAAAAACAAAGACAAGCAATGCAAATGACAGATGAAGTTAGTACAAGACTTCAAGAATTAAATTTTATAAGGACTAATACCAGTCCTGCAGTATATGACCAGATACTGCAAAAATACGGTATAACAATAACTTTTGAAGTTCGTTATAATTCTATAACGAGTTCTTTTAATTTTATAAGATAATAAGGAGGAATAAAAAATGCCAGAACCAAAAGCAAGTACATTAACAAAACTATTTCATGCTGATACATTAACAGACTTAAAAGATTCAACTAAAAGAAAACAAGTAGCTTTCGTACAAAGCATTCCAGAATTTTTAAAAGCACCAGAGGGAATAACATATAGTGCTTTAGATATTCCTGATGAAAGACAAACAGAAGGAAGACAAAAAGCAGAAAATCTAGAAATAGAAATATTGTTTAAAGAAGACCAATATGATGAATTAAAAGCAGTTCAAACTGCTAAGACAAATGGATATTGGGCAATTCAATTACCGGAAGAAACAGCTACAGAAAGTGGAAAACCACTAACATGGTATTTTACAGGTACATGTTATATAGGAATGAGTGAAATTGCTATAGATGATATGTTAAAATCAAAATTAACAATCTATAGAAGTTCAGAAATAACAGAAAGCAAAGGATTGCCCACAGCCTAGTTCTGCAAAATTGAGTGCTAGGAGCAGAACCATAAAGAGAACTAGCACAACAGAAAAAAATACTGAGAAGGCAGAATAAGCCTTCTCTCTTTTGCAAAGGAGAGAAAATATGATAATAGAAACCAAAAATAAAATAATTAATTTAGTAATAAAAACAAGAAAAATAGTAGAAATAGCTAACCTACTAAAAAATAAAAATTTTGAAGAAGCTTTTACAAAAGCTTATGCTATATGCGATATAGAAGCTTTGGCTAAAATTATATTAAAATTAGCAGAAACAGAAGATGAGAAAAGTGCCTTTAATTCAATAGATGAAGTATATGATTTTATAGACGATTGCAGAAAAGAAGGAATAGTTGTAAATGATTTATATTTAAAGATTGCGGAGGCTTTGAACGAAGAGGGTTTTTTCAAAAAGAAAATGACCAAGAAAGAACTAAAAGAGTTGATATCAAATCCTTTATCAACAATGAATATGAACGAATTAGTTCAAAAATCGGCAGAGAATGCAATGAGCAAAATAGCAGAGGAACAATTCCAAGGTTTCAGGGGCTAAATGATATAATTTTAAGAATAAAAAATACAAATAATTTAATTGAATTGATTTATGCAACAGAGTCTTTGGCATATTATTTTAACATGAAACCGTTTGAATTTTGGAATAGTAGATATTCAGAAATCAATATTTATTGCCAAACTCATTTGGCTAAAAATGCTGACGATTTAAAACGTGAGATTAATTTACAGGAAGCGGTAACAAATAAATTAATAAGAGCAGATAGCTTATCGAGAAATCCAAAAATAATCCCTATTCGAGATAATTATAAAAATTTATTTCAAGATGAAGAAAAAGAATACATTCAGTCACCAGAAGAAATAACAAAAAAGATGAGACTTCTTATGATAGAAGGAAAAAAATAATTTTTTTCGACAAGTTTCGACAAAAATATATGAACAAAAGTGCTATACTTCTTTATATAATATAATAAAAGGAGATATAGAAGATGGAAGATATACAAATAAAAACTAAATTCTGCAAATTTTGTGGTGAAAAGATTCCAGAAGATGCGGTTATGTGTACTCACTGTGGAAGACAAGTTGAACAATTAAAAGGAGAACAACCTCAGGTTGTAATAAATAATGCAAACACTAACACCAATATGAATAAGAATATTGGAGCAGTATCTGGTAGACCAAAAAATAAATGGGTGGCAATAATACTTTGTGCATTTTTAGGATTTCTAGGTGCACACAAGTTCTATGAAGGCAAAACAGGAATGGGAATATTATATCTATTTACTTGTGGATTATTTGGAGTAGGAATAATAATAGATTTTATAGCATTGTTATTTAAACCAAATCCTTATTATATATAAGAAATAAATAATAAAAACACTTGCAAATGCAGGTGTTTTTCATTTAGCATCAGATTAAATCTGGTGCTTTTATTATGCTTAAAAAGAAAGAGGGTGAAAGTGTGACAGTAGAGGAAATTGAGATAATTGTAACAGCACAAGTAGAAGAGGCTTTAAAAAAGTTTCAAAAGTTTTTACCAACTATAAAGCAAACAATAAGGCAAGCACAAGAGGCTTTTTCAAAAGTAGATACTAGAGCAATGACAAGTAAGTTACATCAAGCAGTTAATTTTATGAAAAAGAAAATGCAAAATTTAAAGAAAAGTTCAGAAAACAATGAAATAGCAATAAAAGTAAATAATAAAGATGCACAAAAACAAATATCTCAAGTGCAAAAACAAATAGATAGTTTGCAAGAAAAAATAAATGCTCGACAAATGAAATTAAACGTAATAAATCCTCAGATTGATAAAATTGTGGATGATACTAGAAAAAGTGTAACACCAGAAGGAATAAACCCTAATGATAAAGCAATGGATACAACAGTGAATAATGCATTAGGAAACAATAAAGATTTTACAGTGTTAAATAATCAAGCACAAAAATTATATACTGAAATAGAAATGTATAATAAACAACTTAGTGAAGCAAAAAACAAAATGACACAATTAAAACAAGAAATAAATCAAACAGCAATTAGTCAAGGAAAATTGACTAGTTTTTTTAGTGGATTTAAACAAAAAATAGACCAAGTAAAGCCAAGCATATCAAAGGTGAAAGACAGTTTTAAAGGTCTACCTAAAATCACTCAAAATATAACTAATAATATAAAAGGAATGGGAACAGGTTTAAAAAACGGATTAGGACATGTTTTAAAATATGCAATGGCATTATTTTCATTAAGAGGAATTTATTCAATATTAAGTGGGTGTGCAAATGCATGGCTATCTAGCCAAAATGCAGGAGCAAAGCAATTAAGTGAAAACATAAATTATATGAGGTATGCTATGGGTAGTGTACTAGCACAAGTAATTCAATTTGTCACTAATCTAGTATATCAATTAATGAAAGCTATTCAAAGTGTTGCTTATGCATTAACAGGAGTAAATATATTTGCAAAAGCAAGTGCAAGTTCATATGCTAACATGGCTGGAAGTGCAAAAAAAGCGAAACAGGAAACAAAAGCGTTAGCAGGTGTCCATAGTGAAATAAATAACATTTCGGACAAAGATAATTCGGATGGTGGAAGTGGAGGGACAACAGCTCCTAGTTTTGATTTATCAAAAATGGATAATCAAATGATGGGATGGGTTGATAAGATAAAGAAGAAGTTCTTACTATTATTTAAACCTATACAAAAATCATGGAGTCAATATGGTAAACCATTACTGAAAAGTATGGAATATGCATTTAACAGCAATATAACACTAATAAAAACAATGGGAAAAAGTTTTAAAGAAGTATGGCTAAATGGAACGGGCGAAAAAACTTTAGGCATATATTTTCAGGCGTTGACATCCATATTTAATATTATAGGAAATATAAATACTGCGTTTGCAAATGCATGGCAAAACAATGGTGGAACTGAAACAATACAGCAATTGTGGAATGGGTTTAATAATTTACTTTTAATAGTTCAAGATTTTTATAGAACAATAGAAGAGTGGACTTCAAGCGAAAATTTTCAAGAGTTTGCAAATTCAATAATTGGAATATGTGAAACACTATCAGGATGGTTTGAATTAGTAACACAAAAATTAAAGGAAATATGGGACAATGGAGGAAGGGAAACTTTTTCTAAATTATTAGGATGCATTTCTAAATTAGTTACGGCCATAAGTTCGATAATATCTTTTTTATCCCCGGTAATAGAATTTGTATTAAATATAGTTACCCCAGCAGTAACAGAAATAATTAAAGTTATTGGCTATGTGATAGATGCACTATCTGGTTTATTAGATTTTATAATAGGAGTATTTACTGGCGATTGGGAAAGAGCATGGAATGGAATTAAAGAATTTTTTATAGGTATATGGAATGCTTTAAAAACTGCAGTAGCAACAATACTTAATATTATTAAAGATAGTATAGTGTCCGTATTAAATGTAATAAAAAATATCTGGAATACCGTATGGAGCTGGATAAAACAGTTAGCAAATACAATATGGAATGGAATAAAGACAATAATATCAAATGCAATAAATGGAATAAAAAATACTATTTCAAACGTACTTAATGGAATAAAAAATATCTGGAATAATGTTTGGAATGGGTTAAAAACTACAGTAACCAATATATTCAATGGAATATGGAACACAATAAAAAGAATTATAAACTCTATTTTAGGTGGAATCGAGGGTATGGCAAATGGCGTTGTAAAAGGAATAAATAAGGTAATATCAGTAATGAATAATTTAAGCTTCGACATTCCAGATTGGGTTCCAGGAATGGGTGGAAAAAAATTTGGATTTAACATCGGCTATATGAGTGAAGTATCATTACCAAGATTAGCAAAGGGGAATGTTGCTTATGAAAAAACACTAGCAATTTTCGGAGAATATGCAGGAGCAAGCAATAACCCAGAAATAACAGCCCCACAAAATATAATGAGAGAAACGTTTGAAGATGTTTTATCAAATTATAATAACGAAAATAGCGATAGGCCTATAAATCTTACAGTAAACGTAGGAAGTACAAAACTAGGACAAATATTATTAGACAATTTAAGAGATATGAAAAGACAATCAGGAAAAGACATAGAAGCATTAGTAGGAGGATAAAATTATGTTATGGAAAGAACATGGAGATACGGGAAATTTACCAACACCGTCAACATATAGTGCAGACATAGAAGATACAGACAAAGACAGTTATTCTTCTATTGTTGATGGTTCTTTAATAGATAATCCCATAGCTGTAGGAATGTTAAAGCTTTCTATGTCATGGGATTTTAACACAGAAGAAGAAGCAGAACAACTTATACAAAAGACATATAAAAACCCATTTATATTGGATGTTAAAGTTCCAGTATTAAATGGAGGTTTTTTAAAAAATGCAAAGTTTAGGGTATCAAAAAGAAAAGTCGAAATGATAAGTACAGAAAAAGAAACGAGTACTTCTAAAACAAAATGGAAGTGCTCTTTTAATTTAATGCAAAAAGAATTAACAGAAGCTCAAAAAACAGCAGTAGAGGGGGCAAATAGTTAATGTATAGTACAAGTAATAACTATAAGTCTAAAGTATACAATGTAACTCATTTATTAAAAGTATACATAAATGACACAGAGATAGATTCTAAATATATATTAGACTGTAAACCTTCGAGAAAAGCTTTCTCAAGTGATGAGTTTGCATTGGGCTGTATAGAAGCACAAAGCATAGAACTAAAATTATATAAATCAGTAATACCTGCAACTATAAACAAAGTAGAAATCAAGAGTGGAATAACAGGCGAAATAATACCTGTTGGAGTATTTAATGTGGATGATATAAGCAAAGAAGACGATTACACAGTAACATTTAAATTACGCGATAATATGATTAAATTTGAATTTAATTATAATGGAAAAACACTAATAAATAGCAATAATGGAAAAGCAAAAATAATACAGGTACTACAAGACTTATGTACAAAAGCAGGAGTAGAACTTCGGTTCTACTTCTTTTTTAAACATGAATAAGGAAATAGCAGTGTACGACAATACAGTATCAGCAAGAACTTATTTAAGTTATATAGCAGAACAAGCTGGTGGAATAGCAGTAATAGGTAGAGATGGAAAACTATATATAAAAACAATCGGAGAAAGTTCAGTTACACTTCCATTAAAGTTATTTAAGACTTTTAAATGGGGAGAAAAATTTAAAATAACACGTGTAAGGTATGATGATGGAATACAACTATTTGAAAAAGGAGATACAACAGGCAATACAGTTTATATCAGCCAAGACAATATGTACATAGTTGATCAAGACCAAATCAACAATATTTATAACGCATTAAAAGGACTAGAATTTTACAGTTTTGAGGGCGAAAGCATAATAGACCCAGCACTAGATACAGGAGATATCGTTGTTATAGATGGTAAAAATGTAATATACCAAGGTTCAATGCAATTTTCAGGACGTTGGATTGCAAATATTGAAAGCAAAATACAATGTAAAGCAAAAGAAGAAACAACTACTAGAACACCATCACAAAGAACTATAAACAGAAGAGTGGAGTCAAATATTAATCAGATAGATGGAAAAATAACTCAACTAACCGAAGAAACCACAGAGAACACACAAAAGCTAACCAAAGTAGAGCAAGACGTAAATGGAATAACCAGTAAAGTATCATCAGTAGAGCAATCAGTAGAAAACATAACCAAAATAGAAGGTACAGCAGAAGGAAAGAACATATATATAGATGATGCATCTGCGGAACCATTAATAGATATAATGCTAGAGGGCGAGAGCCAACAGGCAACGAGGAGTGGGAAGAACTTACTTGATAATACTGCGACGACAAAAATATCAAACGGAATAACATTTACTGTGAATAGCGATAAAACAGTAAATGTTAATGGTACAAATGATACCTCTGCTAACAGCAGTTTGATTATCAATAGATATGATTTAAGCCCAGGAACATATATTCTAAACGGCTGTCCGAGTGGTGGTGCTAGTAATACTTATAGATTAGCTATCCAAGAGACAGGTAGTTACAGTGTTTTAGGTTCTATAGATATTGGCAATGGCAGTGGAGAATTTACAATAGATACTACAACAAGCGTTCAAATAGCTATATTTATTCAGAAAGGCTTAACGATAAATAATTTATTATTTAAACCAATGTTACGAGAAGCAACAATAGCTGATGACACATATGAACAATACGGAGCAAGCCCAAGCCCAGTTTATCCAAGCGAAATAGAGAATTTGGAGGGAGAAAATATTTGTCCTTCTTTGAATACAACAAGAACAATAAATGGAGTAACGTTTACAAAAAACAAAGACGGTTCATATACGTTGAATGGAACTGCAACTGTAGAAATAACGTACCCAATTAACGTAAATACTACTACGAATACAAGGACAGTATTGTTGAAAGCAAATTCAAAATACAGAATGTTATCAAGTTATGAGAGCGGAAAATATGTAACGCAGGTATTTTATTTTAAAAATAATGTTACGACATATTCTACTTCTTTGATAGAAACAGTAGAAGAAACAAAAGCTGGTATGTATATTAGAGTATATAAAAATGCGGTATTAGAGAATGTAACAATATATCCACAAATTACAAAAGGTGAAGAATATAAACCGTATGTGCCATATAATTCTTTAGGTTTCTTAGACATAGGAGAAAATTTAATTAAAGCCAGAGAATATTCGGCAACAGTTAACAATGTAGAACGTTCAATAACAAATGGATTAGTAAAACTTAATGGAACAATGGGGGAAGCGCCTGCAGGTTCTAATGCGTTTTCTATAATAGGTAATTGGACGGCAAATCATTCAGCATATGACACTAGTATCGAATATATAAAATTAAAAGCAGGAACATACACTTTAAGTATCCATAACGTAAAAGGAAGTTGTACGGAAGGTTCGCTAGCATTAGTTGCAGGAAATACAAATCCTAAAAAGACTAAAGCGAAGATACAATTGAAAAATGAAACAAGTAAAACATTTACATTAGAAGAAGAAAGCATTTGCAGAATATCTGTTGAGTATAATGTTGGTTGTACTTTTAATAATTTTGAATTTAATGTAATGCTAAATAAAGGTTCACAAGCTCCATACATTCCATATCAAGAACAAGCAGAGTACTTCCCACTATCAGAAGGGCAAAAACTAATGAAAGGCTCTTATTTGGCAGATGACGGAACACATCATGTAAGGAAGCAGTATATTTTTACAGGAAATGAAAAGATTGTATTAGGTAATAGACAAAAAGAAAATTGTGCATGTTTCTACTTTAACGATTCAAGTATCGTCAATAGGCAAAACAATTATATAACTAAAGAAGTGTGTAGCCATTTTGTATATGATAGTCTAGCGTATAAGGAAGATAGAGATGTAGAGTGTATTACAGATAATACAGGGGTCCCTTATCGATTAATAATATTTCAAATCTTAAAAACTAGATTGACTTCAATTGATGTAACAGGTTTTAAAGCGTACTTATCAGAACAATACGCAAATGGCACACCAGTAATTGTAGAATACGAGCTAGCCGAAGAAGAAATAGTACCTTACACAGAAACACAGCAAGAAGCGTGGGAGAAATTAAGACATTTTACATTATTTAGAGGTATTAATAATATAACAAGTATAGCAAATGCGAAAATCACATATGTTAGAGATAATGGGTTAAGCGACACATACGAAACGAAACGAAACGTTAAAGAAAATTACTACACAAAAAGTGAAACAGACTCGCAAATAAGTCAAACAGCAGACTCTATCAAAGAGTCAGTCAAAGAAATAAACGAACAAACACAAGAAAAGCTTGCAACATTGGAGCTAGCCAATCAAAGTTTAGAATTTGCAACTAAAAGAGTAGGCGGAAACAATCTAATCAGAAATAGCGCGATGATAAATGATAATAATTTTTGGTTGGCACATGCTAAATATCCATACATAGAAAGTTCTATTCCTCCAGACCCAGTAGACGGAATGTATTGGTATTGCACTGAAAATAATGGTGCACATCAAGCAAATCAAATGTATCTCTACACTAACAATGAATGGCAAGAGAGTGCAATATCTAAGAAAGCATTACTAAGTACACAAAATTATATGGCAAATACTACATCTAATGAATATTGGGCTGACGGAACAAGTGCAAATGAGAGTACTTTAAGTGGCAGAGTTATAAAATTAAATGGAAAAGAAGATTATACTGTAAGTCACATTTATAACATTACAGAGCCCATAATATTAAATAAAAATGAAGACAAAACTGCAATATCATATTTTGTAAAAAATAATATTATACAAGGTAGTGTTGGTATTGGTTTAATGTTTTTAGATTTTACAGATTTAACAACAATAGAAAAACCATATTCAATATATGAACCTGGAATATTGTTAACTCCTGATGATTTGAAAGACTTAACTAAAATTGAGAGTATAATTAACATACCTAAAAAGAGTGATTTTATTCCTGTTGTAGTTAGCAATACTGCTCCAACGGATACAACTAAAACGTGGCTAGATGCCTCAATTTATTTGCCAAAAGTATATAATGCTGACACATCACAATGGGAACTATTAGACACAAGAATGTCTTTATATAATGAAGAAACTAGAGAAATATGGACTTATAGATATTTTTACGGATTTTATTATCAAACACCAGTAAACTACGATAGTTTAGAAATTAAGAGTTGCTATGTAGCCTTGACATATTATCCTGCATTTGCAGTATATACAGGTAGTACGGAACCAACTCCATACAAGGGACTTTATTGGAACAATCAAACAAGTGGTTTGGTAAAGAGAGCTAAATACAATGGCACAAATTTTGTAGAGTGGGAGACACTTGATATCCCTAGTAGCTTACTTCCAACTGGTGCAAGTTTAGGAACACCAATGTTTGATTATATAGTACCAGTTAAGGGTTTCTTTGAAATAGCGGATTTAAAACTTGAGTATAATGCAATATGTACAAAATGGACTCAGTTCCCTGGAGAAGTGTATGGCAAAAACTACAAAATGGACGAAAAAGGATTTTGGATACAATCACAGCAAAATACGATGTATATTGACGAAGACGAAATTTTGGCGACATACAAAGGAATTAACATATTTCAAATTAATAAGGACTTAGCATATTTTTATAAAGTAAAAGCAAAAGAAAGTGTTCAAATAGGAGATTACTTTCTCAAAGAACAACAAATAAATAATAAAAATATGTTGTTGTTCTACTAGAAAGGAGAAAACATGGCAGTATCAAGTAGTATAACGATAACACAAAACTCACAAAACATATCCAATAATACAAGTAATATAACTGTTAAAGTTCAAGTTGTGACGAGTGGTAGTTCACACAATGATTTTAGTAAACCAGGAACTTGTAAAATAGATGGAACAGATTATTCTTTTACTCATAGTATACCACAAAACTCAACTACCACAATATTTGAGAAAACCTTAGATATTTCGCACGACAATGAGGGAAAGAAAACAGTTAATGCCAGTTTCTCTTATCAAACTGGCATATCTGCTGGAACAATATCTGGTTCAATATCAAAAGTGCTAACAACAATTCCTAGAACTTCCGAAGTAAGCTTAAGTAAAAAGAATTTCAATATTGGCGAAACTATAACAATATATACTAACCGAAAAAGTGCTAGTTTCACGCATACAGCAGTTGCCAAATTCAATGGACAGACAGTTAGAACACAAACAGGAATAGATGCTTCATATAGTTGGAATACAAATGAATTATTTGCTAAAATTCCAAATCAAAATCAGGCTAATGGTACAGTGGAACTTACAACTTATAGTGGTGGTACTAGAATAGGAACAAGTACAGTTAATTTTACAGGCTATGTAGTAAATAGTGACCCAACGTTTAATAATTTTGATTGTGAGGACTCTAATTCAACTACGGTGACACTTACAGGTAATAATCAAAAATACATAAGAAAATATAGTAGTGCTAAAGTTACAATAACTAGTGCAAATAAAATGGTAGCTAAAAATAGTGCTACTGCAAAATATTATAATATCATTGTAGGAAATAAATCCGAAAAATTAGATTATTCTACATCTAACATTAATAAAGTAATAAATAACATGGATAGGAATACAGTGTCTGTATTTGCAACTGATAGTAGAGGAAATCAAACTAATAAAACAAAATCATTAGAAATTATAGATTATTCAGAAATAGTTATACAATCACTAAACATTGAGAGAAAAGAAGGAGTTGGAGAAAAACTTGTAATAACGCTTTCTGGCAAATACTCTAATACTAATTTTGGAGCTAAAACTAACAGTGTAAAGAGTGTTCAATTAAGACGAAAAGTAAAAAATGATAGCAATTATGGGGATTGGATTGATATTAAGTCTTTAATTACTATAAACGCTGAAAATGGAACCTTTTCTTGCAACTCCAAAGAGTTAACAAGTCAGACATTTATCTTAGGGACAGAGTATGACATAGAAATTAAGATAGCAGATGAACTAAGTTCAGACACAGAACCAGTATCTCTTAATAGCGGAAAAGTGCTACTTTCAGCACTAAAGAATAAAGGAATTAGCGTTGGGGGAATTTATGACGAAAATTTAGGAGGACCATTACAACTAGACAACAAGAACGTTATAAATTGGATTAATAGTAAACAGGATAAACAAAAACATATTTTAAAAGCTATACTTTCTACAGACAATACAGTAATAACTAGCACAGCTAATTGGCAATCTATTGAAGTGCCTTTAAATCAATACATTAAAATAGGAGATAAGTTAAGATTTGAAAATAATAGAATTTATATTGCAACAGATGTTAAGTATATCAAATTTTCTGCAAAAGTTTTACTTTGGGAGTTATCATCTTCGGCTAAGATGATTGGTTTAATTATACAAGGAAATAAAAATTATGCTATGTCTAATTGTTATAAAAGTTTATATGGTAATTGTGATGTTCTAACTATACCAGAAACAATAATAAAAGTTAATCAAGACAATTCAACGACAGAAGAAACTATAATGGCGCTTGTGTATTTCGATAATCCAAGTAGCGGAAAGCTACGTAAATATGGACAATCAACTTTCTTGCAAGTAGAAGTAGTAGATTGTTAGGGAGGTGTAGGAATGAAGGAGTTAGGAGAGTTGGCAAAGCTGATTTTTCAACATGGTGGAACGGTAATAATGGCAGGTCTATTTGTACTTTTTCTCTTTTATGACAGAAAAGACCGAAAAGAGAAAGAAATTTCAGACAAAGAAGAAAAGAAAGCAGAAAGAGAGTCAAACAATGCTATATTGAAAGAATTATCAGTAAGCAATAGAAATATAGCGGAAAGTTTGAATTTACTCAAAACTAGCATGGACAATACAAATAATGAATTTAAGCAACATGATGAACGCGCAATCAAAGGCTTTCAAGGAATACATGAAGATTTAATAATTTTGAAAGAAAGAAGGTGAGAACATGGAGAAATTAAAGAAAGCAGCAAAATATACAACTAATATTTTAGCAATAGTAAGTGCTTTAATTGCAGGAATTAATGGTGTTGAAGGTATAACAATACCATACGCAATACAAATAGTGCAAATCATTGCAGTTGTGCAAGGTGTTATAGGTACTTACTTATTAGGTCAAAAAGTAATTAAGGAGGAAAAATAAATGAAGATAGTAGAAAATAATTTTAAGTTTGGTACAATGGACATAAGAAATACAACAGAGCAAATCGTGTGTCATCACAGTGGAGTAACTGTTTTACAAAGTGTAGAAGTAATACATAATTATCATAAAAATACAAAAGGTTGGGCAGGAATTGGGTATCATTTTTATATTAGAAAAGATGGTTCTATATATAGAGGACGTCCAGAGAATACAGTAGGTGCACATGCGGTAGGAG